TTGTTCAGATTCTTCTTTCGCATTAGACGACGAGTCATCCCCGCAAGCAACCAAAGCGACCGATATAACGATTCCAACAGCAATCTGCGAGTATAATTTCATTTGTTTCTCCCGATGTTCATTCGTTATAACGGCGCGGTTGTCGTGAGAACAAAAACCGCTTTTCGTGAGACAAAATTTAATTGAATTACAAAACCGATTGAACGGTTATTGAGGTTTCCTTGAATCGGCTATAAATTTACGAATTTTACTGGTTCCGTTCAAGTGCTTAAACATTCCTTCGTAACTATTGATTCTTGATTCCTGTTTAGCCTGGTCGTTGTCTGGATTGACAACGGCCTTTTTGCAGTTTTTGAGCACCCTAGTGCCAGGATATACCCTATAGGGCAATATATGGACGCCAAGGAAGTCAAAACCGAAGGCGGCTGGCTGTAGTTGTATTTTATGCGGGTGAAGGGTCAAAAGAAGCTCTTTTTTCAAGAATTTTCGAATACGGTCAATAGCATCGACCAGCCGTTCTTTGTCATCTGAGACCAGGACCATATCGTCAACGTAGCGGCCATAATAGCGTATTTTCAGCTCTCTTTTGACGAAATGGTCCAGTTTATTCATGTAAATATTGCCGAACAGCTGCGAAGTAAGATTGCCTATAGGTAGACCTCTTTCGTCGCCCGCATATTTCATCGATTTATCGTGCGGAAGGTTGTCCCAGGCTTCGGGTGGACTGCGGAATATAGCCGTATCTAGCGGTTTTGCATAGACAATCTTCTTGATAAGATACTTGCAAAGGTCGATATCAGGGATTCCGCTCCATTTGGCTCGTTCAAGGCCATCCATTATAAACCCGTAAAGCAGGTCTTTGTTGATATTCATAAAGAAGCCTTTTACATCAAGCTTGAGGGCCCAGCAATCTCTGTGAAAGTCGTTGCTGGCCGCCCGCAAAAATCCACGGGCACGATTTATGCCAAAAAGGGTTCCTTTACCCTTGCGGCAACTGTATGAGTCAAAAATGAACTGTCTCTCGAAAATTGGAAACAGCCAGGAGCAGAGTAAATGGTGGACTACACGGTCGCGGAAATCAGCCGCAACGACCTCTCTTTTTACGGGTAGTTCGTTAATAAAGCATACAGACGGGGACAATTCGTAAGCTCTTGAATAGAGCTCCTGGGCAAGCCTTAAAAGGTTGGATTCTAGGTCTAGTTCGAATTTCAGCTGGCTTCTGGTATTCCGCTTGTTTTTGCGGGCTAAACGATAGGATTTATACAGTAAACGATAAAGAGAGGGCACCGATATGGTGCCCTCCGAGGAGTCCTTGACGAGACGAACAGAAAAGGCGTTGTTAGTCTTATTGTTGTTGTTCGAGTTCATCGATGCGCCCGTATCAAAGTTACGGTTGTAGGCGTTGGTGGACGAGTTCTCTGTGGCCGTCCAGAAGTTCGCGTTGCTGCCTAAATTGTTGAAGGAGCCTGAGTTCCGGTTGCCAGCAGGAAAGGCCGCAAAGCCCTTACGACTGAGTATTCATTTAATAAGGCTTAAAAGAGGCTTTCATTGGATCTTATAAGCGGTGTGAACCCGTCACCAGGAAGACCCGGTGATGAGGGCAGAATACTGGATTCCTCTTTGCTCGCTCCATGCGTCCGTGAACTCATGGATTCTGGCATTATCGTTTTCAAAATTTCCTCGATTTTAGTGTTTACAAACATCCATTGGTCGATGCTTACTTGTTTAAGTTCATTTAAAAGGCGAAAATCAAACCGTATTCGATATAAAGAATCTATCACACTAGTCGAATCAATGGCCGTTCTATGGTTAATATAAAGAAAAATGTGCTCTCCCACGTTTACCAACTCATTGACTATCCGTTCCCCGATGGTGAATTTATAGTCTCTGTCGATTTTAGGGACAAGTTTTGAAGAATAAATGATAAAGTCAAAAACCAGCCTATAAAGCAAAAATTCAGCGGTTTTCACATCTTTCTTTGATGAGTCTTTTGCTTCTTTTGGGGCGGGCTTTTTCTTGTCTGCCGTAGGCGAAGACAATATGCCAGACTTCCATTCCCGGAATCCGTCAATATCAGGAATGCCCTTTATTACGATATGAGAATCGTCCAATACTTCATAAGAAAAGGCCTTCTGCTTTGCCGTCATCTGGACATCTTTGAGCACGGTCTTTGGAAAACCGAGCCACACCAGGTCCTGAGCGACCTTTTGAACGAATCTGTGATGAACCTGGTATTTTCTAAAGATTTTTGAAAAAAGGAACGCAGAACGTTCCCAGGCCTGCCAGAACAGTCTGTCACGAAACAGATGGAGTTCGTTTCCGGCGTTATTTTCAAACTTTATAATGTCTTCTGTATTCATAAAAAAAAATTCGCAAGGCTGCTTCGCAGCCTTGCGTCTGGATGCTTAGCCGGGGGGCAAATTTAATTAAATTCAGGACCGTGCGCCTTGCGGCGCTCCGGTCCCGTTCGCTCTAGGCCCAAAAGGGCCTAGGCTCACTGGGAATCCTTGACGAGACGAACAGAAAAGGCGAGGTTAGACTTACTGCTGTTGTCCGAGTACATCGATGCGCCCGTATCAAAGCTACGGTAGTAGGCGTTGGGTGACGAGCGCTCTGTGGCCGTCCAGAAGAACGCGCTGCTGCCTAAACTGAGGAAGGAGCCTGAGTCCCGGCGGCCAGCAGGAAAGGCCGCAAAGCCGAAGTCGTCGGTTCCGTTACCAGATGACCATCCTGTAGATGATTTAAGCTTCGAACCCGCTACTCCAGTACCTCCAACGGCATTGGCTAAAGCATCCCACTCTGCTGTTGTAGGGACATGCCAGCCATTCATCAACAGTTCACGGTTGTCGTTAAGATGCTTTACTGCATGCCAATTATAGAGCAATCCGTATTTGTTGCCATTTTCGCCATAGGTACTTTCACTGTTATTGTAGTACCATGCAGCGGGAGTTCCAGGAGATCCAGACGGCCCAATGTCAATTCCAGAAGCCTTAAAGTCAAGATTTTCAGCCATCCAAATGACACCGTTAATAGACACAGTTCGGTAAGAACGACCTCCAATATCAGCCGTTCCCGGAGTAACCAAAGTTACTTGGCCAAGACCTGAACTCGAAAAATCTGCACCGCTTACTACAAAGGCATAACTGGTATAAGCTGAAGGATAATATGTCGGGAGACTTTTACATCCGATATACCCATTTTCGTCCACGACAAGCACTTTTCCGCCGGAAACCGGAAGAATCGCCTGTAAATATACACCATTACCGCCACCACCGCCGCCAGTTATGGATGCGATGAGCAGTGCCATGTCGTCGAGTTTCGCCGAAGACGGCACGGTGACGCCCTTGTCGGTGATTGCCTGGATAATATCGGCTTTCGCGCCGTTCAGGCGCGTAATTTCACTTGCAACGCTCATTTTAAGCCTCCTTAAATAGCTGCCAAGAGGGTTTCGATATTGCCAAGGGCGGCGGTCACATCGGCCTTGCTGGCCATGATGCGCCCGATTTTGGCCACTTCCCACTTGGTGGAGTCCCAGGACCCGGCGGGGGTATTCTCGGAACCGATATCAACCTTGGCGCGGTAAAGCACACCGGAATGATACCTCAAGTCCCCTTCGATATAGTGACCGTTTGCACTATATTCATCTTCGATATCAGCCGTTCCGGCGATTTCAGCCGAGTCGAGACGCTTGGAACTGCCCGAAATGCTGAAAACACCTTCGTAGTGGTTTTCGCGGGCTGCGGCGAGTGTCACCTGGGTAAGTTGCCCGGTCTTTTCGCCTTCGAATACTTCGTTACTGTTAGCCATAGTCACCTCTTATGCAAGTAAAGTCGTGTCAAGGTTCGCTTTGTAGAGTAGCGCCCTGAAGGAAGCCGTGATGCTCATCGCCCCTTGATTGGTTTTAAGTTTCAGATCGACGCTGCGCTGCGCGGGAGTGCTCAAGGGCGGAATCACAAGGTAGCCGCTGAACTTGTCGGCCCTGGCATCATATTCTTGTGTCATATCCGGCAAGAAATAGCCTGAGGCGTTGCATTTCACAACGGACATTTCACACGTCTCTTCGCGTTCGTCGGCGTCTATCGCCTGCAAGGTATAGTCCGCGACAACGCCACTGCTGCCCGATGTCACCGGATAGGAGGACGTGCCGGTTCCCTTGACCATCACGATTGCGCTGTAGCCCTTGGGGACCGTAAGTGTTGCGAATTTCACGAAATCGGTAGATACGCCGCCGGGTGTGAAGCTCTTCCAGCCCGTATCGGTCATGGCGACCGGGTTGGTTTCGAGCTCGTAATACTTCCAGACGTACGCAGCACCATAGGAGAAGAACGTCAAAAGGACGCTTGAACCGCCCTTGATAGATATTTCCTTGCGTGAAACAGAATTCTGCGGCAAAGATACAATTACAGGATAGTCCGTTCCACGGGTTACCAGGAGAATCGTATTGGCCCCGGTGCCGCCGACGCCGTCAATCGTAACCGTTTCAGGCTCGCCGGACAGCGAAGAACTGTGATGGATAACGACGGCAAAGCCACTCGAAGCAGTAGACAGGTCCACTGCACGGTTTTCCGTATTGAACACCTGGACCTTTTTGCCGTAGTTGGGCGGCAATGGCAAGTGTCCGGCCTCTTCTTCATCATTCGTGAACGACGGATTCTGCAAGGCATTCATCAGTTCCGGGGGAATGATAGTGCCCGTTTTAAAATTTATCTTATTCATTTTCGTCCTCCAGGATAAGGAATTTGTCGCTTTCGAGCTTCAGGAGCTTGCCGTCCTCAAGTTCAAGGAATTTTTCTTTAGAGAGCTGCCAGCGGATCTGCGTGAACGGGATTTTCTCGGCTTCGAGCAGGTCCACGATACGGTAAATGCCGTGTTGCGGGTGGTCGCTCGTCACGGTCCAGGTGTACTGTTCTTCCGGGTCGTAAATTGCAAAGCCGACACGTCCAAGACCCGCACGCAACATGCGCGGCGGCTTCACGATGTCGATTTCAAAGCCCATCGACGCGGCCAGCGCCTTGTAGTGGCGTTCGGCAATACCCGAATCGCGGTTGATGGCTTCCAGGAGCGCCGCCCTGCGGGCTTCAATGGTGCCAGAATGGCCTAATTCGTAAAGGTTTTCCCACTTTTCGAGCGTCGCGGTGGCCGAACTGGGGAAGATTTCGCGGTAAACGCCGTCTGCGCTTTCCAGGGCGCGGTCAAGTTCCTTGCACACCGCATACTCTTCCAGGTCCATCTGGAGCGGGTGCAGCCGCGAGAGCGCCCTGTAATGCCGACTATCGAAAAAATTCTCGCTCATTACTGCACCACCAGTTCACCAAGGACAAATCGGTCTGTTTCATTTTCGGGATAGATTGCCGAAGTCTGTTCCTGATACGCCCCGCCGTTCTTCGAGACCTCGACAACGGCATTGGCCCCGCCGTGCTTGAGCACGAACACGACAATCTGGGCGGGGATAAACAGGTCGCCTGCGCTGAGGTCGGCAAAATACTTGGTCACGTCTTCCCGGAAGCCGTCTTCGTCCATATTGGACAAGCCACTTACCGTGACGCGCAGGGAAAGTGTCGTTTCTACAGGGACATTGACCCATATTTCACGCGGTGCGACGGGGCCTTCGTCTTCGCACTTGACGCGGACGGCTTCGCAGCATCGCATCGATAGCGTGCTCGGGCCGATGAGCATGAGAACCGTGCCCACGCCGTAGTAGTTCTTGAGGCAGCGGGAGGTGGACGGGGCCTCGTCGGATTCAGCCGGTTCGTAGATCTCGATGCCGAAGCACTTGACAGCGTTCAGGGATGCAGTCTGCCAACTTTCGAGCGCCTCGATTTCGTCGAGTTCGACCTTGACATAGCGGGTAGAAACGGATTCGAAGGTGGCCATGGCCCACCAGTAGGCTGCATCGACCTTGCCCTGCTTTGTCCAGGTTGAACCATCGTCGGACGTATAGACATTGAAAGAAGCCGGTCGGTTGGTAATGAAACCGAGCCCGATGCCTAAAATTTCCTTGGAACCGCCCAAGTCAATCACGACATACTTTTCGGTGTCGCTGGAACCGCAGGTAAAGGCGATGTTCTCGCGGTCGTGCGGCTTGACGGCGTTGGCGGCGCTCAGGTCGGGCATATTGCCGGAAATCATCGAGGATTCGAGCTCGACGGCCTTGCCGGTAGAAGACGCTTCGAGCGCCCAGCGTTCGTAGTCGCTTGGCTTGCCGCCACTCTTCGGGTTGCGGAGATACGACAGGATGAGCGTCAAGAGCTCGCTTGCGGTCAAGTTGCTGTAGTCGAGCCCTCGGTCGTTCGCCCACTGTTCCAGGCTTGCCTGGTTCATCGTGGTCGGGAAAATCTGGTCAAGGGTCCAGTCCATCTGCTTGTACAGGCCCCAAATAGCGGACGCGGCGGTGGCAAAACGGATATAGGTTTCCGTGCCCTGGCTGATATTTATCAGAGGGTCTATATTCTTCGCATCTGTCACCATGCGCTGAAAGATCTGGTCAACTGTTACGGCCATTGTTTAACCTCCACGAAACGGGTAAATTCAATCACGTCGCCATTGTATGCGACACATTCCACATGCACCTGGAGCTTGTCGCTATCGACATAGGTAGCCGTCGATACGACGCTTTTAAGGTGCTTGTAGTCAATCATCCACTGCAACGCCTCGGCGGCGTATGTCTCGGCCCTGCTCCTGGTCTTTTCGGACGCCACTTCCCGGGCAAGTTCCTTGAAGCGATGGCCAAATTCGGGCTTCTTGTAAAAGGAACCCTTGGCGACGGTAAGCGAAAGCTGGACTTCTTCTTTAATCTGGTCAGTAGTCATTGTAATGTCTCCGGGAAAGGTGACGGGCTCGGCGGGGTCGTAGGCATGGTTTCGGTGACGGTACAGACGGCGGTCTTCAAGACGGTTTCAATGTCTCCGAAAAGCTTCTTGTATGGCTTTTGAACTTCTTTCGTGGTGACGCAGGCCATTATGGCTGCCAGAACGCCCGCCTGGGCAGCCGCGAAGGTCGGAACGACGGACACGACAGCCACGCCACCGTGGGACGGGATTCCTGGCTTAGGAAGGCCCTGCCAGTAAGCGCAGAGCTTCGCCGCCATGTTGGCAGGCGTCCCTCTGGACGGGTCAAGCACCGAGAAGGCGCTTTCCAGGAGAGACTTGTCGCCACCCGCCGAAAGGTCCGCACCGAGAATGATGCCGCCCTTGGCGTAGTCGTCGTATGCCTTGGCAAGCTGCGGGGCCACGCTTGTCTTGCCGTCGGCAGACTTGACAATCCGGGAAAATTCGGAATCGAGAGTGTCCAGGTCAAGCATTTACGCCCCCGTGTCCTGTTTGTCCGTCGGTGCCGTAGGAGCGCCGAGGTTGCCGATGTGGGTGTGCTGGTTGTAGTTGTCGCGCAGCTTGGAGAGCTTGCCCACCTTGTCGCTCACCTCGCCGTTCACGCGCAGGTCGCCATCGACATCGACACCGCCATCGGCCTTGATGGCGATGGTGCCGTCATCCTTGAGGATGATGTAGTGGGCCTTGTCGCTGTAAAGCGCCGTTTCGCCCTCCTTTACGGCGGGGCGGTCCTTGCCGTCACTTGCGACGCCGACAATCACGTTCCCAAATTCCAGGAAGAGAATGCGCGATCCGCTTGGCGGGATGGAAATAAAGCCGAATTGCTGCATCAGCTGGCGGCCTTCGACATCGCGACCGTTCGCCTTGGCGTCTACGCCGCGAAGCTTGCCCGCGATATCCTTGCAGCTCGAAACAATACTTGTGAAAAATTTCATCATAATGCACCCCCCGGCTGGAGTTCCAGACGCGTGCGCTTTCCGTTCTGCCTGTCAAGAGAGAACGTCACCGACTTGATGAGATAGCTGTCTTTAGCACCGTTAAATTCGTCATCGACATCGACAAAGCGGTTAATTTCCCAGTTGTTGCCGTTCTGGGAGTGCCCATTTACCGTGTATTCAAGGTGGATTGAGCTCGCCTTTTCTACAGCCATCTGAAGTTCAGCGGTCTTCTTTGCAGGGCCCTCGTTTTCGTTCCAGTTCACGACAAGAGGCTTTGCAAACGGCATCTGGTCGTTCTTGACGGTCGCCATCACATACTTGATGTCGTTGTCGTCCTGGCTTTCGCCCATCACGCGGACTTCGCTATGGACGCCTTCGATAGTCTTTGTCACGGAACCCTCGATGTAGTCCATTTCGGATCCGTCGCCCTTGGCATGGATAGAAAACAGCGGTTTGCCTCGAACAAGCGGTTTGTCGAAGCAGAACTTGCCGTCTGGAGTAGCCCAGAACAGGTAGCCCAGCGAGTTTGCCGCCCTCTTGATGACCTCGAAGACAGTATCGCCAGGGGAAAGCTCCACGAACTTCCGGTTTGCTTTCGCGTTTTTAGACTTGGAATAATACTCGAAATCCTTCTTCCCGATGAACGGAAGCCCGCGCACAAGCTTCTCGGCAAGCGCACTGAGCTTCGTGGGGAGCGTCGAGAACTTGGTCACGCAGGAATCGACAAGAATGGAAGCCACGGAGCGGCCTTCAAAAGAAAGCCTCGGGCCGCTTCTCGACAGTTCGCGCTTTACCGTATCGACAATTCCGTTCATCACGACCTTGCGGTTCACGTATATCTCGCAGGAGTCTCCCGCAGATATATCGTACTTCGAAAAGCACCCGAACTGGAAAGAACCCTCGGGAGTGAACAGGTCCTGCGTGATGTTGTAGCTCACGAACTTGTCCATCCTGGAGCCTTTTACGGCGACGATGACTTCATCCTTGTCATTTGGCATAGACCATAACCTCGCCGTTCATGAAAGTGGGATTCTTGACATCGTTCAAGGCACAAAGACGCTCTGCCGCCTTGTAGTTAAGACCGTTGTCCAGGCAAACCTTGTGAAGAGGCGTTTCATGATGGAGCAAGACCTTCTTCGTGGTCATGTATTCCATCTTGATGCGAAGGATTGCGCTCGACAGGGCGGCGGCCTGCTTCTTGAGACGGTCCGGGCAGATGGCGACCGGGAGCACCGAATTGATGAACTCGCGCACCGTGGCCACACTATCTTCCATGTCGGCGGGAGTGACGATATATACAGGCTTAGTTTCGGCAATTTCGTGGCCTTCCGCATTGTCGGAAACGACGCTTTCGGCGGCGATGGATTCGGCCATTCGCTTTTCGTCGTCGCTGATGTGGTTTGCGGCTTCGTTCGCAAGGGTGGCAGCCGCAAGGGTCGCGTATGCCGCATAAACGGGCGAACCGGCAAGGGTCGCGAGCATGTCGGACATGTTCGTCGAAAGCACGACCATAGAGCTCTTGGACTTGGTGACACGCCTCGCAAGCCCGGTAAACGAGTCGCAGCACCCCTGCAAGCTCTCGGTCAGCTTGCCCGAAAGGGTGCCCATGTAGTCAATCGTGGTGTTAATTGCGTCGATAGGGGCCTTGACCGTATCAATCACGCCCTGGATTTTAGCCATCGCGGAGCTCACGCCGTCGGCAAAAGCGCGGGCGGTATCGCCAAGAGACCCCCAGACATCGACCAGCGACCAGTCGGACCCCTCTAAATCGGGGACTCCCGCCTTCTGCATTTCGTAGGCAATGGCCGTCTGCACTTCGGCATTCGCTTCCTTTGCCTCTTCGTAGGTCACATATTTTGGGTCTGCTACTTCCTGGGTCTCTTCCTGGATATCCGCAATTTCAAAGTCGAACTGGAACTCCGCATAGTTCCTGCGCTTGTCGGATGCAATGGAAACGTTTTTAGGATAGCCGTAAAGGATTGTATCGTGGTCGGGATGATACAGTTCTATAGGTTCCGGGAAATACGACAGGAACCATTTGCGCAATTCCCTGTAGTTGTTCTTGTAGTCTTCGTTCGTGATGACGCAAGAAAACCTGAAGACTTCGGGGTCCACGCCCATGTCTTCGATATCGGCCCCGTTCTTGTAGGGATAGGTCGTTTCGGCCATGGCGTGGTTGATCTCGTCGCTGATGTTCGTCAGCTGCAAGTCCCACGGCCCAAGCGTGCATTCTCTAGGTTCGTTCACGTCAGCCATCTATCTACCCATCCCCGGTGTATTCTGCACCTTGACCTTCGCAGGCTTGCCGCCGTCGCTCTGCGCCGTATAGCGGTTGTTAGCCTGGTCCATGTTGATGACAATGTTCGGAGCAACTGTAAGTTGCTGCATGTATTCCTGGGCGGAAATGCCGTTTTCGCCCTTTTTCGCCTCGATAGCGTTCTTCGTCAGCTGGTTATACATCCGCAGGTCGCCGTAGAGCTTGTCGAGCTTCTTCTGCGACGGCATAAAGCTGTTTTCTTCCTTCTGGATTTCAAGCAAGGTCTCGCCGTGCTTCTTGCTGTAGACTCCCGCTTCCTTGCCGTAGCGCTTTTCGAACTCCGCCTGGTTACGGTCCACCATGGCGCGGCTGTTGGCCTCGACATCGGCAACCACTTTTCGCCATTCGACGAAAGCCGCACCAAAGTCATAGATCTTGTTCATCGCCCAGGTAGTGGCCGCAGTGAGCAGGGTCCCGCCAATGGCAGTTCTTCCGAAGCGGTTAAGGCCCGCCCTGGCATTGGAAAGCCCCTGCCTGAACCGTCCCGTTTCAACCGTGACGGATTCCATCGCCTGGGTCGCCTTCTGCGTGGCAGCCGCTTGTGGAATGGGCGAATCGTCGTCCATGTAGTCGGTTCCACCGCCGAAACCGCCGCGCATGTTGGTGACGAACACCTTCTGCACGTCGTTCGGGCTAAACGGAATCAAGTTCGACGGCTTCGGTTCGTTGGCCTGCTTGCCAGGGAAAAACTTTCTAAAAGACTCGTACCCGCTGGCGACAAACTGCCCTGCCTTCACAAGGCCGACAAGGCTAGCCGCAGCCGTCATCGCGATAAACCCGGTCTTCACGATAGTCTGGTGTTCGCTCAAGGTCTGAAGGGCGCTTGAAAGGGTCTCTACGGGCCCCGCAAGGTTCAAGTCGGCAAACTTCACCGCGCTCGCCTTCATCTTGTCCATCGCCTTGTCAAAAGTCCTGGACGCCCTATCGTAACGGTTTTCGAGCTCGTCGGTATTCGACATCCCTTTGATGCCGGAATCGGTGATGGCCTGCATCTTGACCCATCCCTTCTGGTAATCGGCCATAAGCGGGTTCAAGACCTTCATGGATTCGCTTGTAAGGCCTATCTGGGCAAGTTTCTTGGCGTCGCCGTTGACATACTTCATGATGTCATCGATAATGGATTTCAGGTCGCGAACCTGGTTCTTTCCGTCCACCTTGTCGAAAATCTTGATGCCTTTCTTGCCAAGGTCCTTCTGCTTGTCCTTCAAGTCACGGAAAAGAGCGCCGACAGACGTGGTGATTTCGGCTTCGCTCTTGATGGACGGGGCAATAGTCTGTAGCATGGCCCCGAAATAGGCGAACTGTTCCTCGCTCTTGAGCCCAAAAGCCGCAGCCTGGGAGAACAGGGCCTTACCCTGGTTGGCGAACTTCTGGAGCGTAAAGGAGCCCTGGTCGCCCTGGATAATCAGGGAATTGAAGTATCGGGTGATCTGCTCCATTCCCCAGCCGACATTCGCGTTGATTGCCGAAGAAAGTAGCGCCAAGTCTTCCATCGACGTGTTCGCCGCAAGCGAAGTCTTTGCAAGGGTAAGCCCCATTTCTTCGGAGAACTTGAAATCGCCAGTAATTTCGCCAATCTTCGAAATACCGCCAAGGATAGCCTTTGCATCGATACCCGTCTGGATGGCCATGTCATGCAGCGATTCGCGGAACACCTTCGTGTCCGCGTCGCTCTTTTTAGCCGCCATGCCGTAATACAGCAGTTCCTTGGACAAGTCGCCGACAGCGCTCACGGTATAATGAAGACCGCCCCCGATAAGGAGCGGAGCGAACATGGAACCGAGGCTCATGTTCCCTATAGACTTGCCTACAGAGGACAGAGACGCCCGGGCCATCCCGGAAAACGAAGTGACGGCAGCCTTGGCACGGTTCAGCCCCGAATTGAGCCCGGCGGCATCGGCCCCGATACGCAATGTGACTTCATTTTTCGCCAATTATCTGCCATCCTTCATCGTCTTTTTCAGGTGGACCCATCAGCCCCTTCATCGCAAAGACAAGGAGCCACTGGGCATCAGTTATGCTTGCAACCGGGCAACCAAAGTACGCACTAGCTTCCAGGCCAAATTCAAGCTTACGAGCTTCAACTGAACCTGGTCCGGCGTTTTTTTTAGCGTCTCGATAAGCGTATCGATACTTTCGTCGGAAAGTTCCTCGATACTCGGGTCGTTAGCCTCGGCAAAAGCGTTGTATTCGTCGCAGAGCTTCTTCAGTTCATCCGGGGTACAGAATGAACGGAGGTGTTCTGCGTCCCGGAAGATACGCTCGCCGGTCGCGGGGTTGTAGAACGCACGCCACATGCCGTGAACCGCTTCCTGTTCGCGGTAGTCGGCCAGGTTGTGCATCGCAATCTCGATACCGTCGTGCTTGAACTCCAGCTGGTTATCGACCTTGGCCTTTCGGGCATCGGAAAGCGACAACAGGCGGATTTCGACCTTGACATCGGGGCAACCCGGCCAGCTCACGGTGCGCTTGATATCGTGCGATGTCTTGATGCGCTCGATGAGTTCGTCGGGCTTTTCGCCCTTCTTCTCTCGAATAGACTTTTCGAACTCAGTCATCAGCTCACCTTGCGGCTAGAGGCGAAGAAGTCGAGCTGGTATTCCTTGGCGGTCTTGCCGTCCATCTCGTTCGGGGTGGACTTGAGCAGGTGAACGCCACCGAACACGACCTTCTTGCCGCCCACATAGTTCACGATGACAGTCCAGCCTGCATCGTTCTTGTCCTCTTCGGAAACCCAGTCCATGTCGGCACCGGATTCCGGGAGGTAAGTCAGCGAAAAGCCGTATTTCTTGGGCACCTTGATGGCGTCTTCGCCATTGAAGTGCTCGACAGTCTGCACGGTCTCGATTTCGTTTTCCTTGAACTTGGAAAAGTCGGAAATAGCGGAACCGTCCTTGGTGAGAGTAAGCGAAGAAATTCTCATGGTTCACTCCTTACAGGTAAAGGTCAATGGTGGAATAGATCTGGTTCAGGCCAGGCACGACAGGAGCCGGAATCTGGCAAAGCATGCGGCCCGGTTCGTTCGGCGATTCCTGCGTAATGAACTGGTCGGCGTAATCGTCGATGTAGCGCAGGATTGCTTCGGCTTCGAGGGCGTAGGCGATGGCCTTGTTGTCTTCGTTCAGGGCATCGGGCAGAAGCGCATGGATGACCTTGTTCTTGTACTTGGCGCGGTGCATCGCGAGGATGGAGTCGCGGAAGTAGTCAAGCGAGGCGATGACGCCCGTGTCGATGAGCTTGGTGAAGCGGGAACCGCTGTTGTTGCTCTTGGTGGTCACGGCACGCACGATGCAGAGCTGGCTGTCTTCTTCGACGAGAGGAATCACGCCGCCGTAGAGAAGCAGGTCCTGTTCTTCGCCACTCCACTTGTCCTCGACGGCAGGGGTGGCAAGGCCAGGAATGGCCACGCCGTTCATCGGCACGTTCGGCTTGGAGTTGCTTGCAAAAATCGCACCGAGACCAGCCGCGATTTCCCACACGGTAGCGTCGATCTTGGTCTTGACCGCCGCGATATGCAGGCGTTCGTAGTTCTGGGCGGTGGCCGCGCTCTTCGCGTCGGAAGCCGAAGCCGAGACCATCGCGCAGATGGCACGCTGGCCACGCTGTTCGAGCGGCGCGGCGGCAGCTTCAAGATGCGTCTTGAGGTAGCCGAGGTTCGTGGAATCGTTCACCGGGGAAACGATGATGTGGAAACGTTCCGGGAAAGCGGCAGCAAGGGCCGTCGTAAGGTCAACCGTACCGACGCCAGCCGTGGCGCTCACAGCGCCTGCGGTGATGCCGGTTGCTTCGGATGTCACGGACACGTTCAGGCCACCCGCAGCGGCGGACACATACGCACCCTTGCACTTAGCGGTAAGCGTGACCTTGGCGGTAGCGGCTTCGGCGGTGACAGGGGCGTCCGGGGTGTTGTTCACTTCGGCGGCAAGGGCCGTAGCGACAGCGGCTGCGGTGTCGGTCTTGGCAACTCCCACGCTGATCTTTTGGCCGTTAATGATGACAGAGACAATGCCTGCCGCAGTAGCCGTCCCGGAAAGGGTACTTTCCCAGGTAGCGGCAGAACCAGTCACAGCACCATGGCGGAGCATCGTGATCTGGGCATACTTCCAGGCCTTCTTCGCGGCCTTGTACATCTGCATGAGCACGGAACCCGCACCGGCAAAGTCGTAGGCCTCGGTTTCGGTGCCGATTTCGGTGGGCTTGTTTACCGGGGTATCGGACGCCTTGGCGGTGGAAACATCGCCGATAAGCAGCACCTTCTGGATGTTTGCGGGCAACCCGTTCGGGCCAGCGTAGTAGTTGTAGCCCGTGTAGGAACCCGGAATCATGGTTTCGGGGATATTAGGGGACAGGTTCATTGTTTACCTCTTTGAAAATGACATTTCCCTGCATGAGCGTCTCATGTTCGGGGATTTCGCTTTGGAACGTGGTTCCAATCGACAGCAGTTCCCTGTAGTTCTCTTCAGCCGATTCAGGCGTGATGGTGAACTGCGTTGTAAACTTCAATTCGAATACGGTGAGCGCGACCTGGCGGAACGAATCGCGTTCCACCTCGTCCCACCCTTTAGCGGTAAGCGGTTCGATTTCAAGCCCCAGGTCGTTCTTGTGGAGCTTCTGGACGACATATCGAACAGCGGGGTGCGCAACCATGCGCCTTTGTTCTTCGCTCGCGACGTTCTTGAAAATCAGTTCGACGGTCACATCGACCACTTCGTCGAGCTTGTTAGTGTTATTCACTTCCTCGTATTTCCCGGAAGTGACCGCAACCGTAAAACCCGGCTGCGTAAGGCTTGCCACGACGCTATGAACGTCGATGGACTTGAACACCATCGGGGAGTTCTTGGATTCCAGAAGCTCCTTGATGGCCTTCTCAATCGAATAGCAGCTGGTGACCGCAGAACTCACAAAGACCCCATTGAATCCATTGTGAACAAGGCTTTCCCGCTGCTTGAAACAGCGCAGAAGCCGTTTTCGACGGTCCCTTCTTCCGGGACATCGCCGATGGAAGCCTTTCCTTCGGCAATGTCCTTCAGAAGCGACACAGCGTTCTTGTAACGGAGCTGCATGCCTTCGGGCACGTTCATCTCCGTCACTCGTTCGTACAGGTTATAGATTGTCAGGTCAACACAGATGGACTTGAGCACGCTCGGGATGCCAGGAAGCGGCAACCTGAAACGTCTGCCGATGTAGGCATCGATCAGGTCGGAGCTCTCGCCGATCATCTTCTCGACGATAGCCGTCTGGATACTACCCGACGAGTTCGGGTGAGTATCGTCGGTGACTTCGACGAGCCTGGCGTCGGGCACATGGCCCTTGACATCTTCGACCGTGCAGTAGTTCATCGCGCAACCTTAGGCAGTCTTGATAACGTTCTTCAGGAGGAAGCCTGCATCCTTGCCAAGAACGACTTCCTTCTGGTAGAAGCCAGCCTTGAGGATTTCGCCGCCCTGGAGACCCATCTTCTTGTCTTCGATGATGTCGGCATAACGCGGGCCGACCTGGGCAGTCATACCCCAAGCGAGGCCTTCCGTCAAGGTGGAAAGCTTTTCTTCGTAGTGGGCCCAGATATGGTTGCCCCAGCAGCGTTCCAGGTTCAGGTTCTTCGCGTTCTTGGTGGTATTGACGCGGGCGGCACCCACGATGATGTTCTTCACTTCGAACAGGTCGCAGAGCTGCTGCTTGGTAGCAATGCCGCTGCCGCTGTCGTTGTGGAAGATAGCCTTGATCACGTTGGGGTCGGTACGGAGCTTGGTGTAAACGGTGTAGTTCATACCAATCTTGTTCGGGCGTGCAAGCGGCTTGTCGAGCCATTCAAGAATGGTATCGACAATGTTGAAGCCCGAAGCGCCCATGCCCTGGTTGGCATCGTAGGTGTGGGAAAGGCCATCGCCATAGTTCGAAGTATTCTGCACAATGTCGGCAACACGCTTTTCGCGGCCCAGGAGGACAAGGTTGATCAAATACTGGAAATGGGTATTGACGAAACGTTCCTTGTTCTGGATCTGGTTGATGTCTTCAAACGGAATCGGGTCTTCGAGGCCGTGGGGTTCGACAATGTCGGACTTATCGACACCGGAGAGGTGGATCATGTTCGGTTCGGACATACGGCCAACGCGGGTATCAGGCACAGTGAACGCATCACCCTTGGTGCGCTCGAAATACTTGAACGTAAGTTCCTTGCCTTCAAGTTCCTGCACAGGCATCACCTGGTCGGCGATAAGCTCTTCGTTCTTGTAGGCAACCACAAGCCCGGTCTGCTGTTCGCCACACGGGAGGATGGTCGCGAACGAAGCCCCTGCACCACCGGCACAGAAGAGGTCGCAGACAATCTGCGGGACGCCGCAGGCGGTAAGCGTGTCGGCGCTAGCGAAAGCGCACACGGTACACGCAAGACAGATAAGCACGAAAGCGATTTTGGTCATCTTCTTCATGTTGTACTTCCTTTGTTAAATTATTCCGTGATGACGCCGGCATAGCCGACCTGGACCTTGATGACATCGCTTGCGGCTGCGGCAGCTTCGAGGGCGATGGCATACACGACATCGTTTGCGGTGGAGGCAGTCACGGCCTTGCCGCTTGCCGCGCTCTTGATCTTTGCACCAGCGTCAATGGCGGCACTAGCGACAACGGAAGCGATACCGTAGGGCTGCACTTCCACGTCTGCACCGGCAGCGGCATCGTTGAGGGCAACGCCGAGCACTGCATCGCCAGCACCTGCGGTGGTGACTTCGCCAGCGGTAGAACCGAGCTTCACGAAGGTGTTCTTGGACACGCCGCCGGTAGCAGCCTTGTACTTCATGGCGTTCACCGGAGTCGTCGGGACACCTACGCCGTCGAGCTTCACGCGGATGATGTCGCCAGACGCGCCGCTTTCGAGGGCGGTGGCGAAACCCGGAGTGGCGGAAGCGGTGACAGCCTTGCCGTTGGCGTCGGATTCGACAGCCGCTCCGAAACTTACGGAGCCGCCGCATTCGACCAAGGCAATGCCGTCGAGCTGCACGTCACAGGGGCGACCGTCAGCGGAATCGACATCGGTGGTTACGCCAAGGCATGCATCGCCAGCACCGGCAAGTTTGACTTTACCATCCGCAGTGCCAGCCTTGGCAAAACGGAAGGCGGGGACGGCATCTTCAGCCGTAAATCCGAGGATATTACCCTTCATTTGGGACTCCTTACTGTTTGAAACATTCTTCTGCGGCTTCGGCAAAGGTGAGTTCGCGGCCCTTCGCTTCCTGTTCCGCCTTATACTTTTCGATTCTGGTTGCAGCCGATTCGGCCTTGGTGTTTCCAAGGTCAAGCTCGCCGAACTCCACGATCTTCGGGAACGACTTCACGGCATCTTCCATCAGCTTCGCGGGGTCGATGCGGTCATCGCCTTCGCCGAAGCATCCTTCGCCATCGAGCGGCAGGTTCTGCACCAGCGAGAAAATCTTCACGAAGCAGTCCTTCATCGCCTGGTTGCAGCGGCCATCCGCGATGGCACTATCCAAAGTCTCCGAGAATGCCGCACCGGCACGAAGGCGCTGCGCCGCAAGCTTGTCAGCCTTGAGAGCCTCATTTTCAGCCTTGAGCGCGGCATTCTCTTCGCTCAGCCGCGCCGCTTCGCTAGAATTACCTTCCGGGATAGATTCGGTCGGTTCGTCGCGAGGGGGCGTTGTAGGCTGAGGATCAGGGTTCCCGGCGACCGGCGAGCCCTGTTCTTTGTCCTTGTCGGAACTCTTTTTGCCGCCGTCCTTCGGTTCACCGAAAGAAGCTGCGGCGTCATCCTTCTTGGGCTCGACGACAACAGTCTTCTGTTTCGGGAAATCCTTCGCGTCCTTCAGGACATCTTCGACATCTTCGACATCCTTGATGATGTATTCCGGGTAGAACTTGTCGGCGGCTTCGATTCCGTCCTTTTCGATAAGCTGTTCGCGCTGGCTGCGGAACAGGCGACCGATTCCGCTAATCTTGTAGACAAGCGTTTCGAAAACACTGCGCGGCACCAGGCGGTCCCATGCAAACGGCTCGGCAAAGACGCTCACGTCTTGCTCGGTGGCATCCTTGTCCTGGTCGGCAAACATACCTTCACCGAAACAGAGCGGAGCCATCCCCTTCATAGCCGGAGCGTGTGCACCGAGAGCGCCCAGGTGACGCAGACCCTTCTTCAAGTTGCTGTAAATTGCAGACGAAAGATACTTGAAGCCGCCCTTCTTCACCTCTTCGGCGAAATCCGGGTTCACGTCGTCGAGCTTCACTTTCAGCACGCCGTTCTCCACCTTCGAATCGACAATGGAACCGACACGCGGATCATCGACTTTCGGGTGGCCCTTCACCATGGGCGGCTGGTAGCCAGCGGCAAGCTGGCCTTGAATACCTTCGTTCAGGTCATTGAGATCTGATTCGCTGAAGTTGTGGGTGTTGCCAGCCATGTCAACGACCTCGCCGGTCTTGAACGCTTCGACCCACGGTTCCTTCAGGTCTTCCGATTTGAGCATCTTGAGAAACTTTTCTTTCATGACCCCAAATTTACCCGATTGGCAGCGAAAGAGGACATGACACTGTCATGCCCTTTGTCAGCGTTTTACGGCTACATTTGCGAGGAGGTATATCATGGATAAATCTTTTTGGCAAGAAGCACTGAAACAGTTCGGCGTAGGTATCGTCTTCGCCGCTATGCTCGCCATCTTCTACACGAACGAAAACGCCAAGTGGGAGAAGAACGCCGCAAATGACCAGGTGCGATGGGAAGCCGTCTTGAAGCAATACAGCGACGACCAGAAACGCGCCATCGAAACGATACGCGCATGCTGCGCCGAGAACCACGCAACACCCGGGAGAATGCCATGAGTAAGGCAGAACTCAAGCCCAAGGCAAAGGAACTCTACACCATCCACCAGCTGAGTCTCGCAGACATCAGCCGCAGGCTCAACATATCGACGCGCACCCTACAGAACTGGAAGGCAGAAGACCGCTGGGAAGAAACCCGCGCAGAAATCAGCGGCGGCGAAAAGAACTTCCACGCCGAACTCTTCAGCCTGGGCGAAGTGATGGCCCGAAAAATCAAGCAGGACGAACTCGACGGCGTGAAGATTGCACCCGAACGCTACACCGCGCTCCAGCGCATCATCGACACAGCCGAACACGCCCGCAAGTACGAAGCCGTAGCGCCCAAGGCAAACAAGTCCGAGCTTTCCCCGGAAGAAAAACAGAAAGCCGCACTCGCCAAAATGAAGGAAGCACTTGGACTATGCCCGAACAAAGCTTGATTGACTACTTTTTCCCGTACCAAAAGCGCTACCTTCTCGACAAGAGCAAGGTCAAGATCCTCGAAAAGTCCCGCCGTATCGGTGGAACATACGTGCAAAGCTTCGAGGATGTCCAGGACTGCATCGAACAGCCGGGACTCAAGATTTTCTTCAGCTCGGCAGACATGACCGCCGCCGCAGAATACATGGACTACATATCCGGCTGGGTGGCGAAGCTGAACACGATTGCAAAGGCTCTTGCCGAAATCAACTGCGAGGACATTTCCGAATGTGAGTTTGCCGACGAAGACAAGGGCGTAAAGTCCAAAGTAATCGAGTTCAACAACGGTTCAAAGATTTACGCGCTATCCAGCAACCCCAAGGCATTCCGAAGCAAGGGCGGCAAGATCGTCTGGGACGAAGCCGCACACCACAAGGACGACCGCAAGATGTGGGCTGCCGCTAAGCCCGCCGCCATGTGGGGTTTCTCCATCCGCATACTCTCGACACACAACGGCGTGAACTCGCTGTTCTACATCCTCATCGACAAGTGCCGCAAGGGAGAACTCGACTACAGCGTCCACACCGTGCCCATCCAGCTCGCCGTCGAAGAAGGCGTCGCCGACCGTATCTGCGGGCGCAAGCTCACCAAGAAGGAACGCGAGGAATGGCTGGAACAGGAGCACAAAGGGTGCCTTACCGAAGCCATCTGGCAAGAGGAATACTGCTGCAACCCGCAGGACGAATCCAAGGCCATGATAGGCTACGACCTCATCCACAGCTGCGAGCGCCAGGGCGTGCTCGGCATGGAAAAGGCAAAAGGCCCTCTTTACCTCGGCTGCGACGTGGCACGCCACCGCCACCTCTACGTCATCTACGTTTTTGAAGACATCGGAAACCAGCTCGTTTGC